AGAACTGTTACTACTCGTGACGCTGAAGGTAATGCTACAACAACTACTGTTGGTGGTGTTGCTACTAAAGAAGATAGAGAAGCACTAGCATTAGATTTTGTTGGTAAGGCTCTTGAAAAGCAACAGGGTATTCCTAATGCTGGTCCAGCGTTAAATGCTGGTTTAACTGCTATTCGTAAATTTGCTAGTGATTATGGTGTTGTTATTCCTGATGCTGATATTCGTGGTTATGCAATGCAATATTTAAAAGATGGTAAACTTGATTTTATTACCGAAAAATTAAAAAATATTTCTAAAGCAAGATATCCTAGTCTAGCACCGTTTATTGACCAAGGTGTAAATCCTAGAGAAATTGCTTCACAATATATTGTTAGAAAAGCGCAACTTCTTGAAATTCCTATTGAGTCTATAAATCTTTTTGATAATGATGTTACTCGCGCTATTAGTGGTCAAGTTTTAGAAACTATAGGAGATTTTGATAACAGAATGCGTCAAAGTCCTTTATGGCAATTTACTAAAAATGCTAAAGAAAAAGGCGCTGATTTTATTAATAATATTCTTTCTAGATTTGGGATGGTGTAAATAGATGGCTCCTAGAAAAGTTCCTGGTCCAGTAATAACACCTAAACCTAATAAACCAACTGGTTCCCCTATTGGTCCAGGTAGTGGTTATTTACAAAAACCTAAACCAAGTCCTACTGTTCCTTCTGCTATAAAACCACAATCAGGTATTCTTCCTCCAGGTATACCAGGTACTAGACCTCAACCAACTGGTTCTGCAGGTAATAAACCAGGTGGCGGTGGCAACACTGGTGGTATTAAACCTTTAACTTTTGTAGATACTGATAATGGTGATGGAACAATCACTAGAAGATACAGTGATGGTTCTATTGAAATTCTTGCAGGTGGTCGTGGTCCTGGGCAAACAACTGACCCTGCTACTGCTGAACTTTTAAGAAGAGATGAAGCAAACCGTGTAAGTGCTTTCAAAATACTTGAAGACACTTTCAACTCTTATGGTTTAGGTTCACTTGTTCCTGTTGTTAGAAATTTTATGCAACAAGGTTTATCTGATGATGAAGCAGTTATTCAACTTCGCCAAACCCCAGAATACAAACAAAGATTTCTTGGTAACGAAGGTCGTAGAGCAAAAGGTTTATTTGCTTACTCTGAAGCAGAATACCTTCAAGCAGAACAAACCTATCGTGACCTTCTTGCACAATCAGGTTTAGAAACATTAGCAAGTGCTGATACTTTTGCAAAACTTATCGGTGGTGCTGTTTCACCTGCCGAAACACAAGACCGTATTCAAAACGTGTTTACTAAAATTGATAACGCTGACCCACAACTTCGTGAACAAATCGGTAGTTATTTAACAAGTTACGGTATTGGGGACCCTAATATTCAACGTACCCAGTTAGCATCAGCATTGTTAATGGGTGGAACTTCAGCCCAAGACTTAGTGCGTAATATTGAGAAGGCACAGATTAAAACTGCTGCATTAACTTCTGGTATGACATTGGCTGAAGAAAATATTTCAAGTTTACAAAAACAATTAGAGACAGCAAAAACTTATGATGTGTATGGTACCTCTAAAAAGGCTTTTGGTGAACTTGCTCAAACAATGCCAACCACTGAAAAACTTGCAAACATTTACGGTGAAGATACAGGTAATCTTTCAAGTGAACTTCAGCAGGAAGCATTCTTTGGTTTACAATCACAACGTCGTAAAAGACTTCAAGAGAAAGAAAAAGCCACATTTGGTGGTAGTGCAGGTACTACAACTGCATCATTAGCGCAGCAATCAACAGGCGCAATCTAAGCCCTCAGTAGGACCCACCAGCCCCTACGAGAGTAACAAGACTGGTAGCAAGAGCCACCCAAGTCCCCCCAGATTTGACGTGAGGCTTGCGACTAACAACAATAGAATGGGAGCGTTGCGATGAGCAACAATTATCAAGAATGGGATGATGAAGACGAGGATTTAGAATTGGAAGATTCTAAGCAACGTCAAGGTTCTGACAGCGATTTGCTAAAGCAACTTCGCAAGGAACTAAAAACTAAGACAAAAATTCTTTCCGAAATGGAAACACAATTGTCTGGTATCAAATCCGAACAACGTCAGAATGTTATCAAGTCTGTTCTTGAAAGCAAGGGCGTAACACCAAAAATAGCAAAATTTATTCCTGCAGATATTGATGCTTCACCTGAAGCGTTAGATAACTGGATTCAGGAAAATGCTGATGTTTTTGGATTAACAGTACAATCGCCCTCTGAGGCACAACCAAACTTGGCTGCTCTCAGACAAATTGATTCTGTTACTGCTAATGCCCAGTCTCCTGCTGGCTTGGATGATATTTATTTGAGATTACAAAATGCAGAATCTGCTGAAGAAATCACAAATATGATTTTCCAACAAGGTGGAGAGATTTAGGCTCTAACTACTAACTAAGGAAATAACCAGAATGTCAACAGTATATACCGCATTATCAGGCGGCGCTGCAACGACTAACGGTGGTCTTGGTGGCGGTCAATATTCAAGTGCTAATAACGTAGGAACCTTTACACCATCCAATGGTGCAGGTCTCGTACAAAAAGCATATGACCGTCTAGTTGAGTTCGCACTTCGCTCTCAACCATTACTACGTTCAGTCGCTGACAAACGTCCAGCACGTCAATCAATGCCAGGTTCATCTGTAGTATTCCAAATCTACAATGACCTAAACAAAGCAACAACTCCTTTGTCAGAACAAGTTGACCCAGATTCAGTAGCGATTGGTACACCAAGTGCTATTACCGTTGTTCTTAACGAATACGGTAATGCAGTTCTAACCACACGCAAACTGCAATTAATGTCACTTGCTGAAGTTGACCCAGCGATTGCAAATATCGTTGCGTTCAATATGGCTGACTCAATTGATGAAGTTGTTCAAACAGAACTACGTGGCGGAAGCAACGTAATCTACGCAAGCAACGCATCAGGAGTTCGCGCAACAGCAACAACTAACGTTACTGGTTCACACACTTTGAAAGCAGCAGACATCCGTCTTGCTGTTGCAAAATTGCGTGCAGGTAAAGCAATTGCTCGTAAAGGCAGCCTATACTGGTGTGCAATACACCCAGAAGTTTCACACGACTTACGTGCTGAAACAGGCGCTGCTTCTTGGAGATTGCCTCACGAATACCAATCAAATGCTGAAATTTGGGCAGGAGAAATTGGTAACTTCGAAGGTGCATACTTCATCGAATCACCACGTATGTACAACGCTACCGATGGTGGCTCAAGTGCACGCGTGTTCCGTACATTACTTGCTGGTCAACAAGCACTTGCTGAAGCAGTTGCTGAAGAACCACACGTAGTTATTGGAAACGTTACTGACAAATTGATGCGCTTGCGCCCAATTGGTTGGTACGGAGTATTAGGATTCAAGCGTTATCGCGAAGAAGCCTTGTACAGAATTGAATCTTCATCCAGCATTAACGCTGCATAGTTAGATTCACTTAACGGTAGCCCTCGCGTCAAGTGGGGGCTACTCTTATTCAAAGGATTTTAAATTGCCAATATTTTTTCCACCCACAGTTGAAGAAGGACCAGCAGGTTTTGGTCTATTCTATCGTTACAAGTTAACTCGTGGTATTAGTGTGTTAAAAATTGGTAATACATATTACAAACTTAGAGTTCCATCAACTGACCAAATAGATTCTGCTAGTGAGTACTATGCAGGAGGGCACGAATATGAAGTTACCTCAAACCAAAAGACTGCACTTATTAACGCTGGCATCGGCATTACTGAAAGTAACTTTGAAGGATGATAGAGAACATTCTGGTCGCAGGTGCGACTGCATCAGCAATTGCTTCTGTGTTTTTTGTGATTGCGCCAACAGTTCGAAAGACTCGTTCTATGATGGAATGGTTGGAAAAATTTCGCAGGGATTGGGAAGGCGAGCCTGGTGGTCCAGGTAGAGACCCTGTTCCAAGTGTAATGGAAAGATTAAATAGACTTGATGGCGAATTAAGCCACAATGGTGGTTCTTCTATGAAGGATGCTATTGAAAGAATTGAGAAAGTGTTAGGGACAAAGAATGAGTTTACACAGAATTAGAAAACATCCAGAGTTCGTTGAGGGATGTTTTGGTTGCAAGGCTTCCACTGTTGATTTGAACGCTGGGGAAGCAACGAGTAGGATGGATATGTCCTCTAAAAAATGGGACAATGAACTTGCGTTATATCGTTCGGCTAGGTCGCAGGGTATTCAACCTGATACCACTAAGACGAAAGATATACGTAGGGCAATAGATGTATC